AAAAATACTTCTGATGATGAAGGACCATCAACTATGCATGGTGGAGCATCTCCAAATATGCTTACACTTTGTATGAAAAAAGTTGACAACTCAACCAAAGCAGATGTTTGGTTTGCTTTTACTTGTAAAGAATTATCGTAAATAGTAATAATTACTTCTATAAATTATATTAAGAACTCATAAAAATTATGTCTGATAATATCTACTTAGGTAATCCCAATCTAAAAAGGGCAAATACCCAAATTGAATTTACAGAAGAGCAAATCTATGAGTTCTTAAAGTGCAAAGAAGATCCAGTATATTTTGCACGAAATTATATTAAGATTGTTACTCTCGACCACGGACTACAACCTTTTAAGATGTATCCGTTCCAAGAGAAGTTAATTAAAAATTTCCACGAAAATAGATTTAATATCTGCAAGATGCCTCGGCAGACAGGTAAATCTACAACTTGCGTCTCATATCTCTTACATTATGCAGTTTTTAATGATAATGTAAATATTGCTATTCTTGCGAACAAGGCATCTACGGCAAGAGACCTTCTAGGAAGATTGCAGCTTGCTTATGAGAACCTACCAAAGTGGATGCAGCAGGGTATTTTATCGTGGAACAAAGGTTCATTAGAACTAGAAAATAAATCAAAAATTTCTGCAAACTCCACATCATCATCTGCCGTTCGTGGTGGTTCATACAACATCATCTTCTTGGACGAATTTGCATTCATTCCAAATCACATTGCCGATGACTTCTTTGCATCGGTCTATCCCACTATTTCTTCGGGTCAGAGAACTAAAGTAATCATTGTCTCTACTCCACGTGGTATGAATCACTTCTACCGTATGTGGCACGATTCTGAGAGGGGTAAGAACGCATATGTGCCTACAGATGTCCATTGGTCGGAAGTACCTGGTAGAGATGCTGCGTGGAAAGAGCAAACGATTGGCAATACTAGCGAGCAACAATTTAAAGTTGAGTTTGAATGTGAATTTTTAGGATCTGTTGATACTCTTATTAATCCATCAAAACTACGAAATCTTGTTTATGATGATCCAATAAAACGAAATAAGGGTTTGGATATTTATGAGGATCCTATAAAAGATCACAATTATATGATTACGGTCGATGTTGCCAGAGGAGTTGGAAGTGATTATTCGGCATTTGCAGTTTTTGATATTACAGCATTTCCATATAAAGTAGTGGCAAAATATAAAAATAACGAAATTAAACCGATGCTTTTTCCAAGCATTATTGAGCCTATAGCAAAAGCATATAATTATTCTTGGTTACTTATTGAAATTAATGATATTGGCGATCAGATAGCAAATATATTACATTTTGATTTGGAATATGATAATATTTTAATGTGTTCTCAAAGAGGGCGTAATGGACAAATAGTTGGAACGGGATTTAGTGGTAAAAAATCATACCTTGGTTTAAGAATGACTGCCTCGGTTAAAAAATTGGGATGTTCCAATCTAAGAACTTTAATAGAAGATGACAAACTACTAACAAATGATTATGATATCATTAGTGAAATGACAACCTTTATACAAAGAAACAATTCATTCCAAGCAGAAGAGGGTTGTAATGATGATTTGATGATGTGTCTGGTTATTTTTGCGTGGTTGGTTGCACAACCATATTTCAAAGAAATGACAAATGATGATATTCGCAAAAGAATTTATGAGGAACAAGAAGATCAGATAGAAGCGGATATGGCACCATTTGGATTTATTTCGGATGGTGTTGATGATGTTGATGGCATATTTTTTGATGAAAAAGGTGGAGATAGGTGGATGTTTGCATCGGCATCTAAAGACAATCAACCGTTAGAAGTTTGGAATATGGACGAATACGGTGATCGGTCTTATATGTGGGATTATCAATAGTTGTCAAGGCATAGGAATTTATAAATATTTCTAGAATACATTGGCCTTGTAGGGGAGAATAAAGATGCCACTCAATTTAGCATCTCCTGGAATTATTGTAAGAGAAGTAGATTTAACAAATGGAAGAGTTGATCCAACTTCCAATGCTACCGCAGCTATTGTAGCTCCATTTGCAAAAGGACCTGTCGAAAGTGTAGTTATTGCCACTAATGAGCAGGAACTTTTAGCAAATTTTGGAGAACCATACTCTGTAGGAAACCATTATGAAAGTTGGTTTGTTGCATCATCATACTTAGCATATGGTGGAAATCTTCAAGTTTTGAGAGCTGATGGGACTAGTTTAAAAAATGCTAAAGTTGGATCAGGTTCTGCAATTAAAATTAAAAGTTATGAAGACTATGTAAATAAAGGATATGACGAAAATCCTATTACAAATATTACCTTTGCGGCAAGAAATCCTGGTTCTTGGGCAAATGGATTAAAAATTGCAGTTATTGACAGTAAAGCAGATCAAATTCTCACCGTAAATTCAACTTCCGGATTAACTGTTGGTCTTGGAGTTACTCAACCAGTTCCGGCAAATACAGTTTTAGCAGGAAGTGGAACAACATCATTGTTAGATGGATATTTTAAGGGTATCATTACTAATGTAGATACTGCCAATTTAAAAATAGATGTAAAACTTTTATCCCATGTAAGTGCTGCTGGAACAGCAACTAATGTTGATTATACTCCAAATGGTGTATATAAATTTGCATCTAGTACTAATATTACATTTGTTGGATCTGGTGCAGGATCTACTTCTTTCACAGCAACTAGAGGATCACTTGGTTCTACTGCTGGAACTATTAATGCTGGAGTTGCAATTACTGCATACAATTTAATTCTTTCCACAACACTGGATAATGCTGGCGGTCAATCTTTAACCAATAGTGCAACATCTCTTGGCATTTCAACTTCTGGCATTTCCACAGGAACTGGAAGTTTCCTTCTGATTGACAATGAATTAATCGGTATTTCTACAGCATCAATTTCTACTGGAACAATTTCCGGTGTTACTAGAGGTCAAGTTGGAACTAGTGCAACGGATCATACTGATGGTGTGGCAGTTGCATATTTGAAACAATATTCTGGTATTGCAACTTTAAGTTCTTCACTGAATGCTACCGAGACCGTATTGGGTCTCACAACAACACGTGCCGGATTATCAACAATTTTCACAGCAGATTCTTATGCTCAATTTAGTGGATCAACAGAATTTGTTAAAGTTAATTCATTTTTAAATGGTGATGTTGCAGCAAGAACAGTAGCATCTGCTCCAGATTGGTTTGATCAACAAACAATTACTTTAACCAATAGTACCGTAAATTGGAATTCTCTGGCAAATAGACCATCAACTTCAACTTTTGCACGTGCTCGTGGAACAAGATTTGATGAAATCCACGTTGTGGTTATTGATGGTGATGGAGATATTACTGGAAATGAAGGAACTATTCTAGAGAAACACCTTTCACTCTCTAAAGCAAAAAATGCAGTTTATTCTGTAGGAAGCCCATCTTACTGGAACAAATATGTTTCGGAAGGATCCTCATTTATATTTGCTGGATCAGAACCAACAGGAGTTGTTACTTGTGGATTTAGTACCGGATTTACATTAGCAACTAATGGAAATTGGAATGCTGATACAGAAGAAAATCTAGTATATGATTGCATCGGTTCTCAAACTTATAATATGACTGGTGGATTAAATTATGATGGTGGAAGTGACCTTTCAAATTCAAATGCTTTAGATTCCTCATTAACAAATTTATCTTCAGGATATGATCTATTAACAAATACTGAACAGTATGATGTCGATTTCATCTTGATGGGATCCGCAGCATATACAAAAGAGACTGCACAAGCATTGGCAAGCAAAATTGTTGCAGTTGCCGAAGAAAGAAAAGATGCAATTGCATTTATTTCTCCATATAAATCTGGTCTTCTTCAAGCAAGTGGAACCGAATCTTATTTACCAATTGCCGCATCATCAATTACAGATAATGTAGTTGGTTATTATTCGGCAATTCCATCATCATCATTTGCAATTTTTGATAGTGGATATAAGTATATGTACGATAAGTTCTCCGGAACATTTAGATATATTCCGTTAAATGGTGATATCGCAGGACTATGTGCAAGAAATGATACTCAAGGAGCTCCTTGGACTTCTCCAGCAGGAACAACTAGAGGTGCAATTTTAAATGCAGTTAAACTTGCATACAATCCATCTAAATTGCAGAGAGATGTTCTTTATTCAAATAGAGTTAATCCAGTAATTTTCTCACCAGGTTCTGGAATTATTTTATTTGGTGATAGAACTGGTCTTGCAAAAGCATCATCCTTTGATAGAATTAATGTTCGTAGATTATTCATCTACATTGAGAATGCAATCAGTGCTGCCGCTAAGGATCAATTATTTGAATTTAACGATAATACAACAAGAAGTACTTTTGTAAATATTGTTGAACCTTTCTTACGTGACATTCAAGCAAAGAGAGGTATTATCGACTTCCGCGTTGTTTGTGATGAAACCAATAATACTGCCGCTGTTATTGATAATAATGAGTTTATTGCTGACATTTATATTAAACCATCTCGTTCAATTAACTTTATTGGACTAACTTTTGTTGCCACGAGAACGGGTGTTTCCTTTGAAGAAATTGTCGGAACTGTTTAATTTAAATCAATAAAAACACCCAGAGGTAAAAACAATGGCATTAAGAAAAATTAGCGATTTTAAAAGCGCACTAACCGGAGGTGGCGCAAGGTCCAATCTATTTTCAGTAGATCTTGAATTTCCTTCCGGCGTTACAATTTCCGACGCTTCGGGCACCAAAAGTTTAGGAGAATTTCTTGTAAAATCTGCAGCACTTCCAGCATCTCTTATTACCCCAGTTGAGGTTCCATTTAGAGGACGTGTTTTAAAATTAGCGGGTGAAAGAACATTTGATACTTGGACTATCACAGTTATTAACGATACTGATTTTAGTATTAGAACAGCATTTGAACAGTGGATGAATGGAATTAGTAAATTGAGTAATGGTTCTGGTGTCACCGACCCATTAATCTATCAGGTTGATGGTATGAAAGTTAATCAATTGAATAGAAGTGGTGAAGTACTTCGTGCATATAAATTTTATGGCGTTTTCCCAACCAATGTATCTCAGATTGATCTTTCAATGGATACGACTGATAGTGTCCAAGAATTTACCGTTGAACTTCAAGTTCTTTATTGGGAATTAACATCTGATAATGGTACGACAGCAATTGCATAATAAATAGTAAATAATAATTAAATTATATAATATGGCAAGACTTTTTGGTTTTTCTATTGAAGATCCGGACAATAAGTCCAAACTCGTCTCCCCCGTTCCTCAAAATAATGAGGACGGGGTTGATAATTTTGTTGCAAGTGGTTTTTATGGACAATATTTAGATATTGAAGGTATTTTCAGAACAGAAAATGATTTAATTAGAAGATATAGAGAAATGGCACTTCACCCAGAGTGTGATGGTGCTATTGAAGATGTTGTTAATGAAGCAATTGTTAGTGATTTATACGATTCTCCAGTTGAAATTGAACTATCAAATTTAGATGTTAGTGATAAATTAAAGACAAAAATAAGAGAAGAATTTAAATATATCAAAGAGATCATGGATTTTGATAAAAAATCTCATGAGATTTTTAGGAATTGGTACGTTGATGGACGTTTATATTACTTAAAAATTATTGATCCAAAGAATGCTGCTGATGGCATTAAGGAGATTCGTTATGTTGATCCGATGAAAATTCGCCATATACGTCAAGAAAAGAAACCGGATAAAAATTCAAAAGTGAGTATGAATCCGGAGATGATCAATCCAATGAATGGTAGGGTTGATTATCGTTCATATTCGCCAGAAATAGAAGAATATTTTATTTACACACCAACACCAAATTACCCAACTGGAATGTTATCCAGCTCTGGTGCTCAAAAAGGAGTTAAAATTGCAAAAGATTCTGTTACTTATTGTACTTCCGGATTAGTAGATCGAAATAAAGGAACTGTTTTATCATATCTCCATAAAGCAATTAAGGCACTCAATCAATTGAGAATGATTGAGGATTCTCTGGTCATTTATAGATTATCTCGTGCGCCAGAAAGAAGGATTTTTTATATTGATGTAGGTAATCTTCCTAAAGTAAAGGCAGAACAATATCTAAAAGAGGTTATGAATCGGTATCGTAACAAACTTGTTTATGATTCCAATACTGGTGAGATGCGTGATGATCGTAAGCATATGAGTATGCTTGAAGATTTTTGGTTACCTCGCCGTGAAGGTGGTAGAGGAACTGAAATTACGACTCTTCCAGGTGGCCAAAATTTAGGAGAACTTTCAGATATTGAATATTTCCAAAAGAAACTTTATAGGGCACTTGGAGTTCCAGAATCTAGAATTGCTTCTGATGGTGGTTTTAATCTTGGTAGATCATCCGAAATTCTTCGTGACGAATTAAAATTTACAAAATTTGTTGGGAGACTTAGAAAAAGATTTGCAAATATGTTCACGGACATGTTAAGAACCCAATTAATTCTTAAAAATATTGTTTCTGTAGAAGATTGGGAAAGAATATCGGATCATATTCAATATGATTTTATCTATGATAATCAATTTTCGGAGTTGAAAGAATCCGAATTGATGAATGAGAGACTTGCATTAGCAGCAACAATTGAACCATATATTGGAAAATATTATTCTGCTCAGTATGTCAGAACAAAAATTCTTCGTCAAACTGATGCAGATATTGTTGAGATTGATAAACAAATTAAGTCCGAAATTGAAAAGGGTATTATTCCAGATCCTTCGGCAATTGATCCAATTACCGGAGAACCATTACCTCCAGAAGGAGTTGGTTATGGTACAGCAGGTATGGGTCAAAATGGGATGAATGCTGGACAAATTCCCAAAGAGGACAATATTGATAAGCAAAGTGCAGTAACAAATGCCCAATCGCAAAAGGATGCCAAAAAGGCAGAAATATAAATAAAAGTATAAATATACTAAATTTTTATGGATAATATTATCGATTTGATTGCTACTGATGCATCAGCATCTGATATTTCAGACAATATTAAAAGTGCAATTTTTAATAAATGTGCAGAAAGAATTGATGCTATTAAACCTTTAGTAGCAAAATCATTTTTTGGTGATGAAGTAACCACAGAGGATCCAGAATAATGTCGCTTAAAATTGTTCAAACAATTAATAAACTGTCCCCATCAGTTTCTTCTGCAAGTACTACTTCAGGCATTTCACTTAAAACTGGATATATTCGTGTTTCTACTGGAACAACTGGAGCATATGTAGCAATTGGAACTGATCCAGTTGCTACTACAAATTCTTTCCATATTCCACCAAATTCAACTGAAATTATAAAGGAAACTCCCATTCGCCAAAGACTATCGGGAATTGCAACTGGATCTAGTACAGTTATAACTTTCCCCGATGGATCCGGCAATTATTTTAGTGTTGGCGATTATGTAACGATTGAGGGAGCATCTCCTACAGGAATCAATACCGTCCATATGCCCGTAACTGCAGTTACAAGCACAACAGCAACTGTAGCATATGCAAGTCAATCAGTTACTGGCGTTTCAGTTAATGGAAGCACTTCTTTAGTAAAAAGTTTGAAGGTTTCGGCTATTGGCGCAGGTGCTGGTTGTGATGTAAGTATTGCAGAAGTTCAAATCGTATCCCAGGCATAAGAAAATGAAACTCATCACAGAAGAAGTACAAAAAGTTAAATTTATCACCGAAGGAAAAGGTGCTCAAAAGAAAATGTTCATTGAGGGCATTTTTCTTCAAGGTGATATTTGTAATCGTAATGGAAGAATGTATCCAATGCAAACTCTTGCAAAAGAGGTAGCAAGGTATAATGAAGCATTTGTTTGTAGAGGACGTGCTCTCGGAGAACTTGGACATCCTGATGGTCCTACAGTTAATCTTGACCGAGTTTCTCATAAAATTGTTTCCCTTGAACAAAAAGGATGCAATTTTATTGGTAAGGCACAACTTCTAGAAACACCAATGGGTAAGATTGCAAAATCTCTGATTGGTGAAGGTGTTTGTCTTGGTGTTTCTTCTCGTGGTGTTGGGTCACTTCAAATGACTAATGAAGGTCATAAAGTAGTTGGTCCAGATTTTATGCTAGCAACTGCAGCAGATATTGTTGCAGATCCTTCTGCACCTGATGCATTTGTATCAGGAATTATGGAAGGTAAAGAATGGGTTTGGGATGGAGGTATTCTTCGTGAGCAACTTGCATCCAAAACTCAAAGGAGAATTAATACCTTAGTTGATCAAAAAAGATTAGATGAACATAAAGTTGAATTATTCCAAGATTTCTTAGCAAATCTTTAATTTATAAATAAATATAGATTAATAACACAATCGAAACAAATGTCCGTTGGTAGCAATTTACAAGAAATGGAAAACGTAGTAACCAAAGGCGCTGCTAAAGCTGAACCAATGCCAAAGTTGTCCACAGGAATTGCTCCTGGACAAACTGGATCTTGGGAAGACTTGGGTGGTCCTACTCCAGAGAATTACAGGGTTGATGATGATTCAGCAAAGCTGAAAGATCCTTCAGCAACTCTTGCAACAGTCAAGAATGTTGTAAATAAGGGTGCTAAAGCAGCAGATCCTATGAAGAAAATGGCATCTCCTGTTAAAGAGGGGACTGAAGAGGACGAAGAAGATCTGATTGTGGATGAAGAAGAACTAGAAAATGATGAAGAAGTAGTTGCCGAAGCTTCTAAAACTGAAGATGAGGATGAAGATGAAGATGAGGATGAAGATGAGGATGAAGATGAAGATAGTGAGGGAGACAAAAAAGGCAATAAGAAAAAGAAAGTAGAAGAAGAGTTTGACATTGAAGAAGATGTTAATGCTCTCCTTGCTGGTGAGGAGCTTTCTGAGGAATTCCAAGAGAAAGCACGTACAATCTTTGAAGCAGCAATCAAATCTAAAGTTGCTGAAATCAAAGAAGAATTGACAAGTGCTTATGAAGAAGCACTTGTTGAAGAAGTTCAATCAATTAAAGAAGAACTTACTGATCGTGTTGATGCATACCTTGAGTATGTTGCTGACGAGTGGATTTCTGAAAATGCACTCGCAGTTGAGCACGGTCTTAAGACTGAGATGACCGAATCATTCCTTAAAGGAATGAAGGGTCTTTTTGAAGATCATTATGTAACAATCCCTGAAGATAGATATGATGTAATCGAGAGTATGGTAGATAAACTTGATGAAATGGAAGAAAAACTCAACGAGCAAATTCAAAGGAATGTTGCTCTCAATAGAAGATTAGCAGAGTCAGTTGCTGATGTAATTTTTGCAGATGTCGCTGAGGGTCTTGCACTTTCTCAGAAGGACAAACTCGCTTCTCTTGCGGAAAATGTTGAGTTTGATGGTGAATCTAGCTATCGTGAGAAACTAGTAACTCTAAGGGAATCTTATTTCCCAACTAGATCCGCTGGTACTCAAAGAGATGACTCTGAGAACTTGTCTGAAAGTACAGATGTACAAAATTCTCAACCACAAGTTGGTGGAATTATGGAAGCATATCTTCAGACTCTTGGCAGAGTTGCCAAAAATTGATTTTTTAATTATAAATTTTCAAACTAACACTTTTTAAAGAGGTAAGACAAATGCAAGGGTTCAATACAGAACAATTGCAGGAGAAGTGGGCCCCAATCCTTGATTATCAAGGAATGGATGCAATCAGAGATTCGCATCGTAGAGCGGTAACTGCTATCCTGCTAGAAAATCAAGAAAGAACTATGCGCGAAGAGCGTGAGTTCCTTTCCGAAGCACCAAACTCAACCACAGGTTCCTCCGGTGGAACTGCTGGTTTCTCTGCTAACGCAGGTGCGCCAGTTGCAGGTTTCGATCCAGTTCTGATCTCATTGATCAGACGTTCAATGCCTAACTTGGTCGCATATGACCTCGCTGGCGTTCAACCAATGAACGGTCCTACTGGACTCATCTTCGCAATGCGTTCGAAGTATGGCACTCCAGGCAGCACATCTGAAGCATTCTTCAATGAGCCAGATACTTCATATTCTTCTCAAGGTGACAACTTCAATACAACTTCTAACGGTTATACCCAAAACGAAAATGCATCAACTGGTGGTGCTGTTGGTTTCGGTACTACAAATGCTACTCAACAAGGATCTAATCCTGGTCTTCTAAGTCCAGATGCAGATGCAACTCAACTTGCATATAGCACTGGTCGTGGTATGAACACCGAAACCGCAGAAGCACTTGGTGATTCTACCGGTAACGATTTCAACCAGATGGCATTCTCAATCGAGAAAGTCACTGTTACTGCAAAGACAAGAGCACTCAAGGCTGAGTACTCACTTGAGCTTGCACAAGACCTCAAGGCAATCCACGGTCTGAATGCTGAAGCGGAATTGGCAAACATTCTCTCAACAGAGATTCTTGCTGAAATTAACCGTGAAGTTATCAGAACCATCTATAAGGTTGCTAAGTCGGGTGCTCAACATAACGTTGCTACCGCTGGTAAGTTTGACCTTGACGTTGATTCCAACGGACGTTGGTCAGTTGAGAAGTTCAAGGGTCTTATTTTCCAAATCGAGCGCGATGCTAACGCAATCGCAGTTGAAACTCGTAGAGGAAAGGGTAATATGATCCTCTGCTCGGCAGACGTTGCTTCGGCACTCACCATGGCAGGTGTTCTTGATTACACCCCAGCACTCAACGCAAACCTTAACGTTGATGACACTGGTAACACCTTTGCTGGTATTCTCCAAGGTAAGTATCGCGTTTATATTGACCCATATTCGGGTGGTTCAAACCCTAATTCTGGTGGTGGTCAGTACTACGTTGTTGGTTATAAGGGTTCTTCCCCTTATGATGCTGGTCTCTTCTACTGCCCATATGTTCCTCTCCAAATGGTTCGTGCAGTTGGTGAGAACACCTTCCAACCAAAAATTGGATTTAAGACCCGTTACGGTCTTGTTGCTAACCCATTTGCGGAAGGAACTACTGTTGGACAAGGTCGCCTTCAAGTTAATACTAACCGTTACTACAGAAGAGTACAGGTTCAAAACCTTATGTGATCTCGATTCACATATCTATCAGAGGGTCTTCGGACCCTCTTTTTTTATCTCTAAATAAAAATAAAACATTATGGCTTCGCCGTTTGCAAATCAAATTCAAAATAGGAATTTTTTATCTCCTATTGGATTTAAATTTACTTTAGCAAAGGAACCAAAAGTACCATTTTTTTCCAATTCTGCAAGAATTCCAGACATTAATTTAGGAACTGCTATACAATCATCATACCTAAAAGATATTGATGTTCCTGGAGATAAAGTTGCCTATGGAGATTTTTATTTGAAATTTTTGGTTGATGAAAATATGGAAAACTATATGAAGATTCATAATTGGATCACTGGTCTTGGTTATCCAGAATCAACAAAACAATATGCAGATTTAATTAGAAATGCTGATGGAACTTTAGATCCAAAAAATGCATTTAGTGATGGAAATTTGGAAATTTTAAATAGCAATTATAAACCTACAGCAAACGTAAAGTTCAAAGATTTATTTCCAATCAATTTATCCTCATTAGATTTTGAAGCAACAGATGTTGATGTTCAATATTTTACGGCAGAAGTAACTTTCAAATACACAATTTATGATATACTAGGAACAGACGGAAACCCATTATGAATCTTGATGAAATTCAGGAGATGTGGCAGAGAGATTCTGTTATTGATCCTGACAACCTACACGATGAATCTTTAAAAATTCCTCAACTACATTCAAAATATTATACCATCTATAATACAATTACTCTTCTTCGTGAGAAGGCAAGGGAAACCTACAATAGAGTGCGCCTAGAACGCTACAATTACTACACAGGAAAGGCGCCAGCAGAGGTCTATGTAGAAGATCCATTTCCGTATAAGGTAAGAGAAAAGGACGCCATAGAGAGGTATATGAGTGCAGATGAGAGGTTATCTAAAATAGACTTGAAGGTAAGATATTATGATATTATGCTTAAATTCTTAGAAGAAATTATTAAGACAGTTTCTAACAGAACTTATCAAATTAAAAATTCTATTGAATGGCACAAATTCCAATCAGGATTTAACTAAATAAAAATAAACTGTCCATAGAAATGAAGACGTTTAGAGAGTTTATTACTGAAGTAAGAAAATACACTAAAACTAGATCTAAAGAGGAAGCTGATAAAATAAGGCAATCTAAAGAAGATCCAAGTCTTTATAGATTAAAAAATAGACAAACTACAGAAACTCCTCTTTGGGGGGCAGAATCCAAAGAAAAAAGAAAGGGGCAAAAACAGAGGAGAACAGCAAATTTAAGACCAATTACTCATAAAGAACTAGAAGATCACGCAAAAAGAAATTTTTACCCCTTTCCTGCAAGGCTAGCACGTAGGGCATTGGGAATTGAAAGAGGAAGAAAAAGGGCACAAAAAGATGAGGTTCAAACTCAAACACAAAAAACAGGTAAAGAACATAATATAGGTCATATTGTGCCCCAACCAGATAAAAGGAGTGAAGCACTTAGATCAAGATTTCAAGCAATTCACCCAGGAGATGCTTCTGATAATAGGGGAGTAGAAGGTGGTAGAGAAAATCGTGAAAAAAATTCAAAAAATACTAGAACTACATTAACAAGAGCTGCTGCTGTTAGAAGAGCACTTGATAGAGCAAATTCAAATAATAACTGAGGCAGAAATGCCTCTTTTTTATTGAAATAAATACCTATAACTGATATTTTATGAATGAGTCATTTGATTATATCAAAAAAGAATGAAGTATATCTGTATATCAAGGCAGAACCTCACATCTATTACGAACTAGCAGATCAGTTCACATTTGAGGTTCCTAATGCAAAATTCAGCCCTCAGTATAAAAACAAATACTGGGACGGAAAGATTCGCTTGTTTAATACACAAACTGGTGAGATTTACATTGGATTATTAGATAAGATTATCAGATTCTGTGAGGATCACGAATACACATACGAATTTGCAGACAATAAGTTCTATGGACTTCCTTTTGAGATCAATGACGGAATCTCAAAGGAAGGCGTGAAAGATTATATGACTGCAATCAGTAGACACGCCCCACGCGACTACCAAGTTGAGGGAGTATTCGACGCCTTAAGACATAATCGAAAATTATTGATATCTCCAACTGCTTCTGGAAAGTCGTTGATGATATACTCTGTCGTGAGATATTACGTTGAGAGACAACAAAATATTCTGATAGTTGTTCCGACGACTTCCCTTGTAGAACAAATGTATAAAGATTTTGCAGATTATGGATGGGATGTTGGTTCATACTGCCACAAGATATACGCTGGTAAGGAACGAGAAACTG